TGAAGTCCTGGCCGCACCTGACGGACACGGATGCATGGTATCTCCAGCTCGACGGCCGGGGGATCATCTTCTTCTGGCGCCGGAAAACTAGGTTCGGCCGCGAGCAGGACTTCCAGACCGGCGACTGGATGTGCAAGGCTGATCAGCGGTGGTCGGCAGAAATCGCAGACGAGAGAGACTGGTTCGGGAACGTCCCGGCCTAAAAAGGAGGTTCCACTATGAGCACGACCAATCTGACCATCGGGCCGTGGAACGTCCTGGGAGGCCTTGTCCTCCCCTCGACCCAGGGGAACGTCTGGCATGTCAAGCCCTACTCGGGCTCGGACGGCAACGACGGGAAAACCCCCGAGACGGCCGTGAAGACCCTCTCGAAGGCCCTCACCCTGGCCACGGCGGACCAGAACGACATCGTCCTTCTGTATGCCGAGTCCAACACCGGGGCCTACACCACGGACTACCAGTCCACGACCCTGGACTGGAACAAGGACCTCGTTCACCTGATCGGCGTGGGGGCTCCCTCCCCCATGTCCAAGCGGGCGAGGATCGCATGGCTGTCCACGGCGGCATCCGCCTCGGACATCCCGCTGTTCACCCTGTCGGCGGACAACTGCCTGATCTACAACATCGGTTTCTTCAGCGGCCTCGATGATGCCAACATGATCGGCGCCGTGAAGGTGACCGGGGACCGCAACGTCTTCAAGGACTGCCACATCGCCGGGATCGGACACGACACCAACGATGCGGCCGGGGCCTACTCCCTGATGCTCGACGGAGCCGAGGAGTGCCTCTTCGAGCGCTGCTACATCGGCCTCAACACAATCGACGCCGGCACGGCAGCCAATTCGGAGATCCTGATCGACGGCGGCGCGAAGAACTGCGAGTTTTACGAATGCAAGATCTACCGGCGCATCGAACATGCGACGAACCATCCGCTCGTGAAGCTCGCTGACGCAACGGCCATCGACGAGTTCATTCTGTTCACCCGTTGCGGATTCATTCACACGGCAACCAACTACGGCATCACGGCCGGCGGCGTGTTCAAGCTGGCCGCGGATCTCACTCAGGGCCTGATCATTCTCGACAACTGCTATGCGGTCAACGACAATGCGTCCGGCGCCGGAAAGTGGGACGTGGATGACCGGGACAAGATCTGCGTGATCGCCTCCCCGACGCCGGCGGCCGACACGGCGGGTCTGATCCGGGTCGTGTAAGATGTCAACTGTCTAGCCGAACCGAGGGGCGGCGGTACGCCGCCGCCCCCACATTCCAGCGAGGAAGGAAATGGCAAAGGCCAGGCCTGCATCCGCCGCAAAGAAGCCGAAGAAAAGGTCCGCTCGGGCGCATCCGCCGGAAGAGCATCCGGCCGGCGTCGTTGCGGATGCCGTTCCGGAAACGACCCGCGAAAGCGACGCTGCCATCAGGGAAGGTAAGGCCGACATCGGGAGCATTGTCTGGAGGCACAGATGAGCGTCCGCAGATCCGGAGGGGCGGCCTCCGAAATCCATCTCGACTCCGACCCCTTGGCGGAAGGAATCGTTCAGGTCGGCGGAACCAGCACGTTCACGGACCGCACCCAGGAGTTTCGCAGTTGCGGCGTGGATCCGAACCTCTCCCTGTACTGCGAGAACGCAACGGACGGTTCCCACGGCGCCGTCACGGCCGTCTCCCAGGACGAGCACACCGTGACCTGCGCCCTGTCCGGGGGATCGGCCAACGTCTGGGCGGCCGGCGATGCCTACAAGATTTACAAAACGTCGACGAAGGATTCCGAGATCTCGAAGATCTGGATCGACAGGCGTGCCGGCAGGAAGGTCACCGGGAAGGATCGGCTGGAAAAGGGCATCCTCCCGGAAGATGTCGATCTGGACGAATACCGCGACAACGTCTTCGGGCCCGGACAGCCCGAAAGGAGTTAGCGCATGGGCAATACGGCTGGCGTTTATGGGGGCCTGCACCTGGATGTCCTGGAGCGGCTCGTACTGTGGGAGATGGGACAGGTCCAAGGCACAACCGTCAGTTACAGCGTCTATCCCAGATGGCTGATCCGTCAAAAGCTCAACGACAGGCAGAACACATTCGTCCAGGAGACGCATTGTCTGCGCCGGCTGGCTCTGATCCCGACAGTCCAAGGCCAACGCCTGTATCGTCTGCCGTCGAATTGCATCGACGACGGCGTGATCAATGTGAAGCTCTTCACGTCATCGACGGCATACGATGAGCTCGAGATTCGCGATGTCGATTGGCTGGATACTCACCGCGCCGGCTGGCTTACGGCCGAGGAGTCAACCCCAGAGCTGGCCTATCACGGCGGGTCGATGGGATCCATCCCTCTTCTCGGAATCTATCCGCCGCCCAACGCAACTGGCGTCGCCTATGCGACAGGCACGGATGTCGGGATCTCTGTCGGAACGGCCCTCGGAACGACGCAGCAATCGCTGTATGGGACAGCAACGGGAGGATCCGGCACGACGCTGGTCGATACGGGCACGACATTTACGAACTACGGGCTTGCGGCCGGAATGTGGGTCCGAAACATCACGGACGGCAGTTCGGGGATGATAACGGGCGTCGCAACGAATACGATCACATGCTCCGGAGGGTTCTCCGGAGGTTCCGCGAATGCGTTTTCGGCCGGCCACAGCTATGTGATCCTTGCCGGCGAATACGCCGTCAGAGTCGATCACGAGCGCGAGGTCTACATATACGGCAACCGTCACGGGGCCCTGGGCGATATCACCGTTCCGGAAAACACGCTGCTCGTCGAATATGTGCCGTTCCCGGTTCAGTTTCGATGGGACGAAACGGCGACTGATGCCAATCAAGGGAATGCCTATGCTTACCCGGAGATCCCGCGCAACTACCACAAGGCCCTCTATTGGGGCGTCGTGAGCGATCTGCTTCGGACCTTCCATCAGCAATCAAAGGAATTTGAGAGAGCGACATATTACGAGGAACTCTTTCAAGCGGCAGTATCGCAAGCGAAAGAGAATAAGGACCGCCGGCCGTTCAAGGAGAAAGAAGTGTACGTTGTTCCAGCCAAGAGGTGATCATGCCGTCTGCTCTTCTATTTTTCCATAAGGGGCTAACAGCCGATGCCGTTGATTGGTTCATGGAGCCTGGGCATATTCCCTATTTTTTGCCAGATGGATCAGCTCTAGGACAGTCATTTTATTGGTGCATGACAGATGGAAGGCTGGACCTGACATATGGTCTTAAAAAAGTAACGGTAACGGACATGGAGGCGGGGTGTTTCGGCCTCTACAAAATGGGTCCGTACATTTGGAATTTCACGATGTATCGGCTTTACAATATATATGTCGGAGGCTCTCCGCCTCACGGTGTTACCGAGTATGGGAACTATCTGGCAGCTGTAAGCCAATTCAAAACCGCCAGATACAAAAAGTTTTGCATCCACAAAAGGAATTACAACAATCTTTACAGCCATTTGATGGTTGACGAAGACGGCAATGCTTTTTTTGCCGCCGTCAATAACCCATCCGGCGCTCCGTCTGGGTCTGCCGGGGCCGCTGGAAGTCCAAACGGCGTCTACAAGCTGTATTATTCGTTTTTAATCACATATCCGAATGGGATGGTGTATGAGACTGGGCTGTCTCCGGCAAGTGGTGACGTGACGGTGACAAATCAGCAAATCAATTGGACGGGTATAGGAACATGCCCATCGCAGAGATGGTCATCGACATATGGCATTGACCCAACCATACACAGAAAGCTGTACCGCGGCCCTGGAACCGGAGGCACGCTGGCAGACATTTATTATGTCGCAACGATCACAAACAATTCTTCCACGACATATACAGATAACAATTCCGATGCGACATTGATAGCAAATGGAGTATGCCGAGTGAAGGATTTTATCCCGATGCATGGGGCATCGGGGACGAATTATGCTCATATCTTTGAGTTTCACAACGGGCGTCTTTATGAGGCTGATGCACAATATCCGTGGAGAATGAACTATTCGGAACCTGCGTATGGTGACACCGCAGCAGCAAACGAAAACATTCTCCCCATCGCCCGCAAGGCAACAAACTGGAACGACATCAGGCCGGCAGGATTGCCAGGAGAAAACAGAATCACGGCGCTGGTTAGTTGGGGATCTACTCTTTATATCGGAACTCAAAGCGGATGGATAAAAAAAAGTGGGGAATCTCCCTCGACATGGGTTCTAAGGAAAACAAACGCCATCCACGGGCCAATTAGCCAGAACGGAATCGCAATCTCTTCTTCTCCATTCGGAATTATTTACTTTACGAAGGGACCGATGGGCGAAATCAGGCTGGCTTTGTTCGATGGCGATTCGAGCCGGATCATCGGCAGCCCAAAGTACGATAAAATATTTGATTACTTATTGAACGGCGAACTTTACCTTTCCTTGAGAATATCAGGGAATCTTCTTTATATCGAAAGAACAGGATTGGTCATTGATCTGAGCCGTTGGCCTGACTTGAGAATGTGGAATACACAGCTGCACAGCATGTGCAGGCTACTCGTTCCCGAGCAGACCTATGGAGCGCCAGCTGATATCGATTATGCCTATGTGTGCGATGGCCAGAGCTTGTTCAAAAAGCAATATGCCTTTTGTGATGGCACGGAAGATCGCTGGGTTTATGCCGGGGAAATCCATTATCCGTTTAGCACGCCTCTGTTTTTCGGTGACCTGCAGAGCATAAATAAGGTCAAGGTCTTGAAGGAATTGATAGTTAGGATGGATTTGCCGAAAAATTCCACAGCTCCACGATTCGTTACCTACGGCGGCATCCAGGTTTCGCTAGACGATGACAGAAATGCAGGAACATGGATGCCATGGGGTCAAGATGGAACAAGATATTATCCAATAACCAGCGACGGCATAACAGTCATCAAGTTCCCTCCTGGAACGAAATGCAGGACGATGCGCCTATATGTGGCATTTGGGCCAAATTCGTTGTCCAACGAATATATAACGGTTCCTCCTAGAATATATTTCCCCTGGGAAATAAAATATGACGTTCTAGAAGACTAGTCTCTCGGAGGTCTGCCATGAGTATTCTTAAAAAAGCCACAAGATGGGTCGGAGAGCGCACGGGGCTGAAAAAGCCCGTTGATTATGTTCTCCGAAAGGGCGGGGAGATCATCAATCCAATCATCCCCAAGGAGATCAAGCCGGTCTTGACGGAGCCCGTGGAGCTGCTTTTCGGCGGCAGATCCCTTGGCGAGATGAATATCCTCCCCAAGGAGGTCAAGAATGTGCTGCCGAAAGAGGTTCGCAACCTGAGCGGGCCGGAGCTGGCGGCGCTGGCGGCGGCTGCAGCCTACGGTGGCTCTGCGCTGCTCGGAGCCGGCGGGGCCGCAGGCGGAGCGGGCGGATCCGGAAGCGTGCTGTCGCTGTTTGGCCCCGGAAACTCAATGTGGTTTGGCAGCTCCGGACTTCCGTCCAGCCTTTCGTCCCTCACGTCCATTGGTCCTGGAATTGGTTTAACTCCTGGGGCGTTAACATCCGGAACCGGCGGCCTGGCCGTGAATCTGCCGGGGGCCGCAGCTGGCGGCGGCGCATGGCTTTCGAGCCTGTCGTCTGCATGGCCGGCCATGCTCGGCGGTTCCGGCACGGGACTGTCGAGCTGGATCCTGCCGACGCTGGGGATCGGGCTCGGTGCAGACCTCCTGTCCGGATACAACCAGGCAAAGCTCGAGGAGCAATCGAAGGAAGCCCTCGGCCAGGCCTCGGATCGGTATCTGGCGGAAACGACCTGGAACCCGCAGCGCCGGGCCGAGTACATGAAGGGCGTCCAGAGCGAGCTGCAGTCGATGCTGGCCGGCAGGGAGCGTCGCATCGGTGAGGACATGGCTGCGCGTGGTATTGGCGGCGGGGAGTACGGGCGGCAACTCGACAATGCGTACAGCGACGCCATGGGCACTGCCGTCAAGATGCTTTACGGAACCTACGAACCGTCCAACGTCAGCCCGGAAGTTCTGAAGGCATGGGCCACATCCGCGTCACCGACCCAGAGCGGCGGGTGGCG